AAATAATCCAAAAAATTTTTAGGGCCTTCTGAGGGTCCTTTTTTGATGCTCGCAATACCGACGATAGGAGATGATGAGAGTTGGCGAGAGCACCAGACGAGCGAATTGAGCAAGCAAAAGCCATGTATCTAAATGGGCAAAAATTAGTTGAGATAGCAAAGCAGTTGAACCTTCCGGAGGGGACGGTTCGGCGCTGGAAATGTACGAATAAATGGGAGAGCGAACGTTCGGAAAAGAATAGCGAACGTTCAAAAAGGAAGCGCGGCGCGCAGCCAGGGAATAAGAATAGCGCAGGCGGACCTGTAGGAAATACAAAAGCAGAAAAATTTGGTTTTTTTCGGAAGTACCTTCCGGGGGAGACGGTTTCGATCATCGAGGAGATGCCGAAAGACCCATTGGATATCCTTTGGGATCAAATCCAAATCGCCTACGCCGCCATTATTCGGGCGCAGACGATTATGTATGTAAAAGATCGGAACGACAAGACGATAGAAAAGGTTGGGGAGAAATCTGGGAAAGTTTTGGGGGAAGAATGGGAAGTCCAGCACGCTTGGGATAAGCAAGGGAGCTTTTTGCAGGCACAGGCAAGGGCGCAAAAAACGTTGGAAGGTATGATTAATCGCTACGAAGAGCTCCTGCATAAAAATTGGGAAGCTGCCAGCGAGGAGCAAAAAGCTAGAATTGGCAAGATCAAGGCGCAGACGGATAGATTAACTGGCGATAATCAAGAGGTCGAAGACCTGGACGAAATAGAGAGTGAGATTTATGGGGGTTAAGCGAAAACGATCTATCCCTTTTCGCTTCTCGGAAAAACACAAGGAGTACATTCGTCGATGCGCATTTAACGCTTATAATGTCGCAGAGGGTGCCGTTCGTGCGGGAAAAACAGTGGATAATGTTTTTGCTTTTGCTCATGATCTCAAAACGACGCCCGATAGAATCCATTTGGCTACAGGCTCCACGATGGCGAATGCAAAGCTTAACATTGGAGATGCAAACGGTTTTGGGCTTGAGTATATTTTTAGGGGACAATGCAATTGGGGTAAGTATAAAGATAATGAGGCATTGTTTGTTAAGGGGCCTGACACTAAAAATCGGCAAAAGATTGTAATCTTTGCGGGAGCCGCGAAAGAGGACAGTTATAAAAAAATTCGAGGCAATTCCTACGGGATGTGGATTGCAACGGAGATCAATCTGCATCACGACAACATGATTAAAGAGGCGTTCAATCGGCAGCTGGCCGCCAACCGGCCTAAGGTTTTCTGGGATCTGAATCCAGATAACCCTAAAGCTGCAATTTATTCCCAGTATATTGACAAGTACAAGGACCAGGCGGAGGCGGGAAATTTCCCAGGTGGTTACAACTACATGCACTGTACCATTTACGACAATATTAATATTACGCCGGAACGGCTGCATGAGATTGAGAGCCGCTATGATAAAAACAGTATCTGGTATCTACGGGACATCAAGGGGCAGAGGATCGTTGCAAATGGGCTGATTTATCGGCGCTTTGCGGATGATACCAGCACAAAGCAATTTACCTATCGACTTGAGGATAAGCCAAAAGACATCGCCGAAATCGTTCTGGGGATTGACTTTGGCGGGAACGGTTCTGGACATTCTTTTACAGCGACCGCGATTACGCGGGGATTCCAAAATGTCATTGTATTGGCGTCGGAATGGATCAGCTGCCACGAGGAGGAGATTGACCCGGAGGAGCTTGGAAAACGTTTTTGTAATTTCGTGCAAAAAATCTTGAGCCGATACGGTTATATCACAATCGTTTACGCAGATAGTGAAGCGCAAACCCTGATTGTTGGAATTCGGAGTAGCCTGCGCAAGCATGGTCTGGGCTGGATTCGGGTAGACAACGCTCTAAAAACCACGGTCAATGACCGAATCGATGCTACAGCCATCTTGATGGCACAAGGACGCTTTTATTATGTCGGAAACGACTGTCAAAGCCTGGTGAATGCGCTTTGCACGGCGGTTTGGAATCCCAAAGAGGTCACAAAAAATGAGCGATTGGATGACGGCACAAGCGATATTGACAGCTTGGACAGCTTCGAATATACCTTTGAACGTTATATCAGTCGCTTAATCAAATATGGATGAGAGGTGGTGAGATATTGACTTATACAAAAATGCTCTTGATGATCCAAAAAGCACTGCAACATACGACTATTGACTGGTGTTTATCATCAGAAATGGCTAATCAAATTGATCTATGGACGCGAATGTTTGAGAATCGAGCCCCCTGGTTGAGTAAAACAGTTGAGAGTGCGGGGCTGTCAGCTGCAATCGCGAGTGAAGTGGCCCGACTAATCACGTTGGAACTAGTAACAGAGGTCTCTGGGTCTGCTAGGGCAACATATATCAACGATGCGTATCAAAAGACGGTCAAAAAATTACGACAATATGTAGAGTATGGTTGCGCAAAAGGCGGATTGATCTTTAAGCCTTATTATACGCATGATGGGATTGACGTGCAAATGTTGCAGGCGGATAGCTTTTTCCCGGTCACTTTTGATGGATCGGGGGCAATCTCGCAGTGTATCTTTCTGGAACAGTTTCGGATTGGCAATAAGATTTATAGCCGCATTGAGATGCACACTTTGCAGGGTACAAAGTTGATCATCGAGAATCATGTTTTTGTGAGTACAAACGATTTTAGCCTTGGTAGTGAGATTCCGATTACGTCGGTGAAACGGTGGCGGGATATTGCGCAGAGCCTTGTGGTTGACGGTGTGACACGGTTGCCCTTCGGATATTTTAAATTTCCGCTGGCCAATACACGGGATTCAGACAGCCCACTGGGCGTATCGGTGTACTCTCGGGCGATTGGGTTGATCCGAGAGGCGGATCGGCGGTACAGTCAAATTAACTGGGAATACGAGGCTAAAGAAGCTGCCGTCCATGCTGCAACTAGCATGATGCGATATAATCCGGATACGGATAAATTCGAATACCCAGGAGGCAAAGATCGTCTATATCGGACCGTCGAAGTCAACAGCGGGGCCACCGAGAAGCCGTTGCTGGAAGAGTACTCACCCGATATTCGGGATGCTTCGCTGTATAATGGCTGGAATCAGCAAATGCGGATGATCGAATTTAATTGTGGACTGGCCTATGGTACGCTGTCCGATCCAAACAACGTAGATAAAACGGCAGAGGAAATTCGTTCCAGCAAACAGCGATCCTATCAAATGATTTCCGACGCGCAGGGGGCCTTGCAAAATGCGCTTGAGGACCTGATCGAGGCAATTGATTTTTATTGCACACTCTATGACTTGGCCCCTGCCGGGCGATATGCTACATCGTTTAAGTGGGATGACTCCATTATTACAGATACAAATGCAATAGTTGACACTAACATCAAATTAACACAAGCCAGTTTACGGTCTAAACTTAGAGCTATCATGGAAATCAATCGATGCAGCGAGGAGGATGCACAGTTGGAATTGGATCGGATCGCAGGGGAGGGACAAATCACGGGACAAGATATAGATTGGACAGAGGGCGATAAAGAAGAGGCTACAGATGAATCCACTGATGAATCAGACGGCAGCTGATGCTACGACAGGGCTCTATCAAGATTTAGAAGAGCGTTTGATGATGAATATCATTCGGCACTGCAAAGACTACAATCAGCCAATCGCTTCGGATGTATGGCTAATGCGCAAACTGGCCGAAATTGGAAAGCTCAACCAGGAGAACCTCAAGATTATTGCGGACACGGCTGGATTGTCGCAGACTGTGCTAGAACGCATGTTAGACGCTACGGCGCAGGAAGCGATTGCGGAAATGGAACCCGGAATGCAAAAGCTTGCTAGGCAAGGGCTCGCAGGTGAGGCGATTTCGGCCGAAAAAAGTAAGAATATCAAGCAGACCATGAAGGGTCTCCAAAACCAGGCGCAGAGCACTTTGAATCTCTGTAATACCACAATGCTGTACAAAGCAAAATCTGCGTATGAAAAGTTTGTGCAGGCAGTCGCCACATCAGCGGATGAAATCTCAAATAAGCAGTCATTTTTGGATCGCCTGGGGCATCATGCATCAGCATCCGTAGTGGGGGCTGAGTCGCGACAACAGGCAATGCGCAAATGCATCAAGGATTTCAATGAGCGCGGAATTCCGGCGTTTGTGGATAAAAGAGGGCGCGAGTGGACGCCAGAGGCATATGTCAATATGGCGCTGCGAAATACGGTTAAAAACGTAGCAGATGAAGTTCAAACAGCACGTTGCATAGACTATGATATTCGACTGATTGAGATTGATTCTCACTCTGGCGCTCGGCCGAAATGCGCAAAGGATCAAGGCAAAATCTACAGTTTGGACAACAAAAGTGGGTATACAACGGATGCATCCGGAAAAAAAGTTCGATATTATCCTTGGAATAGCACCAGCTATGGGGAGCCGGATGGCATCCTGGGAATCAACTGCACACATCACAAATGGCCTTTTGTTCCTGGAGTATCTATGCGGACATATTTCCCGGTTGATGATCAGGCGGCTAGCGACAGATTGTATAAAGAGACGCAGGTACAACGAGCCCTTGAGCGAGATGTTCGCAAGCAAAAACGAGAGTGCATGTTGCATGATCAAATTGGAGATAAGGAGGCATTTGAAAATGCTGCTGTCACCTTGAAGCAGAAGGAAACTAAGCTGAAACAATATGTTGACGGAAATCCGGATTTGCACCGTCGTAAGGATCGGGAACAGGTAGTTGGATTTGATAAGCGGATTAGCGCTCAAGCAGTGGCAGCGAACAAAAAACATTTGACCGGGCCGAAGTCGTAAAACTACGGAGCCAATGGGAGCGACCCCGTAAAAAGCGTATGGAGAGAGGAGATTAACATGCAGCGGAAATTCTTGGAAGGATTAGGGTTGGAAAAAGAAGTCATTGATAGGATCATGGATGCCAATGGATCAGACGTGGAAAGAATGAAGGGTGAGCGAGACGAATATAAGCGGCAGCTCATTGAAGCCCAAACAACGCTGAAAAGCTTTGAAGGCGTCGATGTGAAGGAACTGCAAGACAGAATTGCCAAATTGACTGATGATCTAAAAACAAAGGATGCAGATTATCAGCAAAAATTGGCAGATCGAGATTTTGCAGATATTTTACGAGACGAAATCATCGCATCCGGCGCAAAAAATGCAAAAGCTGTCATGGCTCTTTTGGATCAGGACATGCTGAAAGCTAGTAAGAATCAAAAAGAGGATATCCAGAAGGCGTTGGAAACGGTCAAGCAAGAAAACGACTACCTATTTCAAGGCACAAAGCCAGTTCCACGGGTAGTATCAACGACGTCGGGACCCAACCCAGCAACAGAAGACAAAAAAACACAGGCAAATGAGGCTTTGAGAAGTCTCTTTGGGAGAGGAGAATAATTTATGCCAGTTGATATCACAAGACGTCAAGACGCGGAAGCAATCATCCGCGAACAGGTAGTGCAAACAATTTTTCAGGACGCACCAAAACAGTCTGCTTTTATGAGCATGGCGAAAAAACTGCCCAACATGACAAGCAAGCAAACTCGCATCCGAGTACTGGATTTTCTGCCCACAGCGTATTGGGTTGACGGAGATACCGGGATGAAACAAACGACAAGACAGGCGTGGGATAATGTATATCTGACAGCCGGAGAGTTGGCAGTCATTGTACCAATCTCGGAGGCGGTATTAGATGACGCAGAATTTGACATTATGGGAGAGATTACGCCGAGAGTCAACGAGGCTATTGGCCAAAAGGTTGATGCTGCTGTTATTTTTGGCGTTAATCGTCCACGTGAGTGGCAAAATGATATTATTACAATGGCGCGGCAGGCGGGGAATAATGTAGCTCCTGCAACCGGAAAAGATTATTACGATTTCATCCTTGGCGAGGATGGTATTTTTGCAAAAGTTGAGTCGGATGGATATGGGGTGAGCGGTGCGCTTGCTGGCATGACGATGAAGGCAAAATTAAGGGGGCTGCGGGACACAACAGGACAGCCGATCTTTAAGAGCAACATGCAGGAAAAAGCAACATATACACTGGACGGTGCGCAAATGTATTTTCCGGAAAATGGAGCTTTTGATCCTACGATTGCCCAGCTCGTAGTTGGAGATTTTAAGCAGGCAGTTTTTGCAATTCGACAGGACGTAACGGTCAAGATTTTAGACCAGGGCGTGATTCAAGACCCAACGACAAAGGAAATCGTATATAATCTGGCGCAACAAGATATGATTGCCTTGCGAGTTGTGTTTCGGATGGGTTGGGCGCTGCCGAACCCGGCAACAAGGCTTAATGAGGATCGTACGGGATGCCCATTTGCTTATCTGGAACCAGGGACGCCTGCGACAACGCAGAAGGTTACATTTACAGTTACGGATAATGCTAGTACACCAGTTGCTGTTGCGGGTGCAAGAGTCAATGTCAATGGCTCAATTTTGACCACGGCCGCAAACGGTAAAGTTGAATTTAATTTAAGGGCTGGAACTTATCCTGTAAAGGTTTCTAAGAAGGGTTATGCCGCAGTAAACGATTCGGTGGTAGTCGAAAGCGCGGCGGTCACAAAAGCTATTACTTTGGCCGAACAGGTATAAATCGGAGGCAGTGGAATGCCATATGTAGACTATCAGTATTACTGCGATGTGTATATGGGGGAGCCGGTTGAAGAAACCGACTTCCCTCGGCTCTGCCTACGCGCATCCGATATGGTTGAGCAATTGACGGTATATAATTTATCGGTTAGTACGTTTGCGAAGCTGCCCGAACAGATGCAGGATTTTGTTAAAAAGGCTGTATGCGCACAAATCGAATACATTGACGCAAATGGGCAAAGCGAACTGTACACAAGTAACGGAATTCAGAGTGCAGGATTGGGAAAGTTTAGCTATACGACTGGTGGGGCAATGGGTGATTTAACAGGAGGTACAAGGTATGCGCCCCTAGCCGTCTCTTATTTGGCCCCGACAGGACTTTTATATCGAGGTGGGCGGATATGAGGCCAATACCAAAAAAATTGCTCATCCACACGGCAACTCTCCACAAGGTCATTGACAAGGATCGGTGGGGAAATGAGAGCCTGGATGATGGAACGGCATTGCGGTTTATCCGCATGGAGCCGTCGTCGAAAATTGTCCGCGATAAAAATAACGCCGAAATTCAGTTAGCGGCTACGCTGTTTTACGACTGCCACAATAGTCAACCGCAGGGACTTGAATTTGCAACAGATGATATCATCATGTTTGGTGCTCAAAAGCACAGTGTACAGATAATAGAGCCTCTATATGACGAGGGGCGACTGCATCATTATGAGTTGGGGTTGATCAAACATGCCTAGTGTAAAGGTCAAAATTAATTTTGCCAAAGCAGCGACAGTGGCAAAACTGAGGACGATGAATCAAGATGCGCTAACGCAAACAGGAATACAGGCTCTCAAGGACATTACGCAGCACGTGCCAAAGGATCAAGGCGATCTCCGAAATAGCGGAATTGCGCATAGCGATATAAAGGCTAAAAATGGAGTTTTTACGCTGCGATGGGATGAACCCTACGCACAGTATTTGTTCCATGGCGAGGTCATGCATGGCAATCCCACGAGTCGCACATATGGTCCCGAAAAGCTCAAATTTACAGCCGCGCTAGCCCGCATGGAATGGACAAAATACGCAGCCGAAGCATACGGGGATCGGTGGCAGACCGTATATCAGGCAGCCCTTAGAGAGGAGATGCGAAATTGACTCCACAAGTCGATTTTATGCAGGAACTAGCCAAAGCGGCTGAACAAAACTGTGATTTGGATAGCAATATATCGCTGGAAGAGTTGTCACCGGGAAATAGTCTCTATGCAGAGTTGGGAGATGGATATACGGAAACAACCTACTGGGACAAACAAACAGTACGGATGATACCCGTGCTTTTTTTGAGTCGTCATATTGACCAGACTCGATGCCTTGACCAGCTAGCTAGCATTTGTAACTACTTCCAGCGGCTAAAAAAGTATCCGCAAGGGCAATCTTTTGCTTGGCTGGATGCAACAATTGCAAAAGAGCCATCCAAAATTGGCAGGGACGAGGATGGTATGTATCACTACTCCTGTATCCTCAATTGCAAACTTTATTTTTAAATCAGGAAAGGATGATGAAAAATGGCAGAGCCAACATTACCTAAGAATACAATCACCCCAGAAATGAACTGGGAAACATCGGCCTATATCAACACATCTCCCGATACCGAAACCCCAGCATGGGCGGATTTGGGAGCTTTGACAAAAAACATGTCCCAAAGCCTAAATGAGGTCCTATACCAGGCAACATATTGGGCCGATAAGGGCTGGGGCAGTACAGAGGTCACGGGTGCGCAGATGACATTGACGCTTACGGGTGACGTCAAACCTGGGGATGAGGCTAGCGCATATCTGTTATCGGATGATGTGTTGTATGGCCTCGGAAACGCACGAAAGACACACTTAAAACTAACGAAGGGCGATAAGATTATTATTTGGCCTGTTACGCTTGCCAATATTACGCCGGCATATGGAGACTCCGGGGCGGTCAATGCGCTGACAGTCACAATCCACGGCAACGGCAAGCCCGTAATTGGCACAACAGGAGCATGAGAGGGGCTGTAATGGCCCCTTTTTAAATTAATCAGGAGGACACAATATGGCATATCAGGCTAAGCGTGCAAAAAATCAAACAGAAATATTTGAACTTATCAACGACGATGGCGAGGTTGTCAATCATTTTGAGGTGCGAATTGATGCAGGTGGCTTTGGAAAACGTCTGTCCGAAAAATATGTTGAGCTCAGTCGGGCGCTGGCCGCGTGCCAACAAATACAAACAAAAACAATTGATCCGTCTGATGTAGATAGAGTGATGGAGACAGTGGGGCTTGCAGTGACCGATATCCTGTATACTGTTTTCGGAGAAGCGGATGCCCGTAAAATCATCCAATTTTATGACAAGAACTATGTAGAGATGTGTCAAGAGGTGATGCCCTTTGTAACAGAGACCGTTTTGCCTAAGGCGCGCAAACTTGGCCAGGCGAATCGAAAACAAGCAATACAATCGTACACAAAAGGGTGATCCTATGGGTTTTTTGACCGACCGGCAAGATACAATCATCCGGTATCGGCATCATAAATATCAGGTAAATCCGGCCTATGATATAGTCCTGCGTATGCAGCAAATGTACGAGGATGAACGCTTGGGGGATCTGGATAAGCTCAATACAGCACTGGCCATGCTAGTCGTTCGGCCTAAAAAAATCTGTCTGTCTATTGATGGTAAGATCGGCCTACTACAGGCAATAACAAACCACTGTATAAAAACGCCAGATCGCCCTATTGTGGGAAAACAGCAAAAGCTTTTTGACTTTGATCATGATGGGGAGTATATTTACTCTTCTTTTTTAATGGATTATGGGCTAGACTTGATGGCAATGCAGGGCCGGCTCTCATGGAAAAAGTTTATCGCTTTGTTTCAGGGGCTCTCGGATAAAACAAAAATCAAAGAGGTTATGCGAATTCGCGGGATGGAGATTCCGGCGCCAACCAAAAGCAACAAAAAAGAAATTCAGAACATCCTGGAACTAAAAGCCTACTATGCACTCCCTGCTAAAGGGCAAAATGGGCAAGGAGGCTTAGATGCGCTATTTGCTATGCTGGAGAGGGCCGCAAGGTAGGAGGTGATGGCAGTGGCAAAAGAGGGCGAAGTGATCTATGAACTTCGCGGCGATGACAGCAATCTGGAAAAAGACCTCAATGACGCAGAAAAAAAGGTCGAACAATCGGCAAAGAAAACTGGGGAGACGTCTGAAAAGTATGAAAAAGAGACGGGCGAAACTCAGAAAAAAGTCAAAGAGGACGTCACGCAACACCATAAGCAACAGAATGATGAGCGTGAAAAAGACGATGAAGATTCTAGTCATCAACGTGAAGAGACCGCAAAAACGCATGGCGAGAAGCTGAAAAGCATAGCTGCGGGGTCCGCAAAGGCTATTGGTGCTAGTATGGCGGCTGTAGGCACAGCTGCGGTTGGGATTGGTGTGGCTGCGGTCAAGGGCACAAATGATATGGACCAGGCGATGAATGGTTATATCGCCGCGACGGGAAAAAGCAAAGAGGAAACCGAAAAGTATCAAAGAATTCTCGAAGACATTTACGCGAATAACTATGGCGATAGCTTTGAAGATATTGCAGGTGCCATGGCCACTATGCAACAGCAAATGGGCTATATCGACGACAGTGAGCTTCAGGGTCTTGTTGAGTCGGCCTATGCGTTGCGAGATACTTTTGAATACGATATCGCAGAGTCATCACGAGCTGCGGCAACAATGATGACGCAATTTGGCATATCAGGCGATGAAGCTATGAGCCTGATTGCGACGGGTGCGCAAAACGGGCTTGACTATTCGGGGGAGCTCATCGACAGTATCAACGAGTACTCCGTCCAATTTGCTAAAGTCGGACTTGACGCGGACGATATGTTCAAAATTTTTCAAACGGGCGCTGCTACAGGCGCCTGGAATCTGGACAAGATCGGTGATGCCGTCAAGGAGATGTCAATCCGCGTCATTGATGGGTCTGATACGACAGCGCAAGGATTTAAAGATATCGGCCTAAATGCGGATAAGATGTCCAAACAATTTGCCGCTGGTGGAGATAGCGCAAAGCAGGCATTCAAAGAGACGGTCAAGGCACTGGCAAGCGTCAAAGACCCGCTCAAGCAAAATACAGCCGGTGTCGCCCTCTTTGGGACCATGTGGGAAGACCTTGGGCCAGACGTCGTTACGCAGCTAGCCAATATCGAGGATGGTGCCTATGACGTAAATGACGCACTAGGCACAATCAAAGAGGTCAAATATGATGATCTGGGTTCTGCGATAGAAGGGGTCCAGCGGAATATTGAGTTGATGTTGCAACCTCTAGGGGAGCAGCTCATGCCGATTCTAAATGAGCTCCTATCCTCCGTCATGCCAATGCTAGAGGAAAATGCACCAGTCATCATAGAACAAATCATGGGGATTGTAGAGGCATTGGCACCAGTCGTAGAGGCGCTGCTTCCCGTGATCCTAGACCTTATTCAAGAGGTTTTACCGCCGTTGACTCAGTTGATATCGGAGATTCTGCCGCCGATCATTGAGTTAATTTCGACTTTGACGCCTCTGGTGGCGGATGTGATTAGTTCAATTTTGCCCATCTTGATCGAGCTCTTTGAAAAACTGATCCCGCCAATCATGCAGATTATCCAGGCACTATTGCCGCCTTTAATCGGGCTCATTGATGCGTTGATGCCAATTTTGCAGACGCTCATGGACCTATTGGACCCCATTATTGAGCTATTTATTAGTCTTCTAGACCCCATTGTAAACTTGATTAGCGGGGCCTTGACACCACTCGTACAGGCGCTAGAACCTATTATCAGTGTTATCAAGACTGCGCTTATGCCGATTTTGCGCTCATTGGGGGAGCGTTTTTCGGAGACGTTTGGCGCAATTGCCGAATTGGTTGGAAATCAAATCAGCACTGTAAAAAACGTATTATCCGGGATTATAGAATTTTTGAGAAATGTATTCACAGGGAACTGGAGAGGCGCCTGGGAAAGCGTAAAAAAAATATTTGGAAGTATTTGGGAAGGAATTAAAAATGTATTTAAAGTCCCGATCAATTGGATCATCGACGGAATTAACAAATTTTTAAAGGGCCTCAACAAAATTGAAATACCGGACTGGGTGCCATTAGTTGGGGGCAAGGGATTTGATATCAAATTGATTCCACGGCTCAAGAAGGGCCTGGATTTTGTCCCTGGCGACTATTTTCCGGCCTATCTGGATTATGGCGAACGCGTGTTGACTCGACAGGAAAACCAAATATATACCGCAATGGGAGGACTGCGAGGAATTGAACAGATACTATCAGGTGGTGCGGGAAAATCTACACAAAATACTATGACTATTGAAGTTCCGGTCGTCCTAAACGGACGCGAGATCGCGCGCGTGACGGCAAAACCGACAGGAGAACGAATGATGTGGGAGGAATTATGATGTTTATCAATGGGGTATCAGTGGAAGCGTTAGGGGCACACTTAAAGGAGGGGTATAGCGTGTCCGGCGCCCCCTTGACAAATGCATACCATAAAGGAAAAAATCGCACAAGTTTTGTCCTCCTGTCTAGCGAGATTGGGCTAAAAACGATTACTCTCCCAATAGCTATCATTGGGGACAATCAAGCAGAATTAACGCGCCGAAAGCTCACAATGGATGCAGGGCTTTATGGGAAAAATGAGATTTGGTTGCCTGATGGATACTTTTATACAACGATTTTGGAATCGATGGGAGAGCCAGTTTTTTTTGGCGAAACGGTCTTAGAGTGCACCTATGTCCTCTCCGGCGTCCAGCATGATGCTAAGATACAAACAACAGGGCCAGTGGTCTTTTGCCAGTCAACAATACCGCGTACGGACTGTGTTTTGACGACAACGGTTAAGCAGGCGGCCGCAAGCTATAATTTTGATGGAGCAATTTTTGCAAATGTCAAGGCGGGTGATGTACTCTGTTTGGATGGGCAAAATGGACGGGTTTTGATTAATGGAGGTCCAGGGGCACAGCGATGTGATTTTGTTGAGTTTCCCTATCTTGTGCCTGGACAAAATGTTATATCTGCGCCGGATACGGTCATAGTTGAATATTACCCAACGTATCTATAGGAGGCTAGTATGATCAAAGTGTTTTCAGGGGACGTTGCCTATCCCCTCAATGTTGATGACTATCACATCGTCGAAAAATATAGCGGTTTGCACGAACTGTCCTTTACAATTCCGGTTAAAAATGAGGCCTATCGATATATTGCGGAAGAATCCCCGGTCTGGGATGATGAGCTAAATTTTTTAGTTAAAGCAATCGATGAAGGGGACGACGATGCGGAAATTTTGTGTCAAATTGATCTTGATGGGTTAAAAACGTCTTTAGTCACTGAGTACAGCAATGACAGTGATACAATTTATAACACAATACGAAAAACGCTGCCGAGTGGATGGACGGTTGTGGATCAGTCTGGATCGACAATCCGCCGAACGATAGAACTTGAGTCTGCAACCCCCCTAGAAATCATTGAAGCATGTCGGGATGTTTACGACGTCACATATCGGTTTGATTCAAGGGCACGCAAAATTACAATTCTAAAACCAGACTATAGCGAGACAACGGGCGCTTTCATGATTGACAGTCTCAATCTGACAGAGCTCAACTACTCCGGCAAATCATCAGGACTTGTGACACGCCTATATGCACGCGGGGCAGATGGGCTAACTTTTGCTAGTATCAATGGGGGCAGAGATTATGTGGAGGATTTTACGTACACGGATAAAATCATATGCTCTTATTGGTCCGATGATCGATATACTGACGCGGAAAGCTTGCTTGCAGATGCAAAGGCCAAATTACGAGAGGCGGCAATCCCAACGCGATCGTATTCGTGCAACGTGATTGATCTAGCAAAAACAAATCCTGAAATGTATGGTTTTTTAGATTTTAGCCTTTACAAAGTTGTGACATTGATCGATCGAAATAAACGCCAGCGACTTGAGCATATGGTTGTTGAGTATACGCGATATCCAAACTATCCAGAAAAAAATATTGTAACGCTTTCCGCCACAGCTCCAAAAATCCAAAACACGGTCAAAGCACTCCAAACTCAGATCAATGGGCAAAACGAGGAAATCCGATCCAACTATCAGGCCATGCAAAAGACAATTGAGCATTCTACCGCTCTCATTTGTGGCGGTTTGGGTGGGAATGTTATTATCGGAACGGATGCAGAAGGGAAGCCAAATGAAATCCTCATCATGAACACAGCCGACAAGGCAACCGCCGTCAATGTGCTGCGGATCAACCAAAACGGTATTGGGTTTTCAAAATCAGGGTATAACGGGCCATTCGAAACGGCGTGGACTCTTGATGGTAGTTTTGTAGCAAGCTATATTGTATCGGGGACGTTAGACGCGGGAAAAGTCGTCATCGAAAACTTGACAGCTGATAGAATTAGCTCCGGGCGGTTACAGGGGACGAGTAACCCCAGAATCTATTTTGATCTGGATACAGGAGAGATCACAAGCAGTAAGCTGATCAACCCAACTGATACAACTACAAGTGTCAATATTGTGTTTGATACGTTTCCATTGGGTTTTGACGGCAGCACCTTTTTAGATGGGTGTATGCTCAAATTTTTGTATAAAAATCAAACAACGGGTGGGCTCATCACAGGAAAACCACGAGGGGCCAACATTGGCCTGGGGACAATGTGCCTAGGACTAAAGGCAGGCACAAATGGATATGTTGGATTTAACCAATACGGCGGTGTTGAGCTGGCACCTCTGATGGAATACGCCGAATCGGATGCCCTTGACTGTAACATCACAGTCAATCCCGATGGGATTAGCATGGCGGGCACAGTCAACACTTTAGATGCTGTATCCATGGCTGGCACGCTAGATGTCTGGAGTTATGCGACATTCCACGGCGGGACTAATGTTAGCTCCAGCCGGACAATCAAGCAGGATATTGCGCCGATATCAACTTTGGCGTTGAGTCCGCTAGATATTGTTATGAGAACTCAAGTCTATCGGTATACCCTGAAAAAAGACCTGGAGAAACGTATAAACTATGGTTTTATCGCGGAGGAGGCGCCCGACGAAATTACGACGCCTCAAAAAAAAGAAATAGGTCTGATGAACGCACTGGCTATGGCCTACGGCGCAATTCAAGAGCTAAAGCAAGAAATTGACGAATTAAGGAGGGAGCTTTGTGATCAATCTAAACGCAACGCTACTTGCCAACCAACGAAATGACCAGATAGGCCCCCCATATCAGCTCATCAAGGGAGAGGCCGAAGGCCGAAAACTGACAATGCAGCTCATCGATGCTGATGGCAGCCAATTTGATCTTACTTCGGCGTCGCTTGTGTCTTTGTTTTTCAGGAAAAGCGATGGCAAAGACGGACAACTTATCTGTACAGTCGAAAATGCAAGTCAGGGGATCATATCGGTTGTATTCACCTCTCAGTCAGGGGCTGTTGCGGGGCCATATCGTGATTGCGTTGTAAAAGTCACTTGGTCTGATAGTAGCAATAGCAAATTTGCAGGTCCTAAAATCATGGTATTGGATTCCGCTTCTGACGACGCCCCTATAAGCAGCAACGAATACCAGATATTAGACCAGCTGATCACCGATCAAACAGACGCGACAGCGACAGCGGTGCAGGCGGCGGAAGATGCGACGGCGGCAGCTCAGACAGCGACCGATGCTAAAACGGCAGCCCAAACCGCCGCTACAACCGCTCAAACCGCCGCGATTACTGCCACAGAGGCCCAAACTGCCGCAGAGACAGCCAAAACCGCAGCCCAGGCCGCAAGCGCCAGCGCAACAGCCTCTGCTGCCAGCGCTGGTACAGATGCAACGCGGGCAGAGACGGCAGCGACACAGGCGGTAGCTGCGGCCACAAATGTAGACCAAATTGTGGCAGATGCGGCGGAGGCCGTGAGAGATGACATTCAAATCGGCGGCCGAAACCTCCTGGCAAACTCCAACATTATTGAGACGCGGACAAAAGATGCGACTGATACAAAGATGTACTCGCTACAAGTAGTAGACGGCTATGATCTGGATACCCTCATCAACAAGGAGTTGACGGTATCAGTCTATATGGACAGCCCAGGCGAACGCGACTGGAGTTTGGTAGAAAGCGTCGGTATGCGAAATCGATTTGGAATATACGTCTATATCATGTGGGCGAACGATGCTGGAGGGACAGAGACAACCTCCCCTGATACGAATCTGCTCAGTCAAGCAGTTGACGGGAAGCGCATACACGCCACAATCACAGCGACGCCACCAGAGGGTTATACCCATATGACCAAATGTGCGGTATATGTCTGTGTGTATGCACGGCCGGCATCGACCAACGATGCAACCTGGGTACTGTCTCGTCCACAGCTCGAGATCGGGAATATGGCCACGGACTGGTCCCCAGCGCCGGAAGACCCCGCCCCGGACGCGCTCAAACTGGGCGGTGTGGATGCAAGCAGCTATGTGCAAAAAAGCGACTTGACAACCACATACTGTACAAGTATCGATGATGCCACACTGTCAGATGGTTGGTACTACACGGATGGCAATACCACTGGGACGTTTCCGAGCGGATATAGCAAGGTCGGCGTACTCTGTGTCCGGCAGAGCGGAAGTGCGGGATATACTCAACACTATATGAGTCAAGAGGGCGAAGAATCAAGTCGTGGGTATTCTTACGGCAGTTGGGCTAAATGGACCAACGAGGTAGGTACGTGGACGCCAGTACTCAAAACCAATACGAGCGCAACAGTTGATGCAACCTACACGGTACAGGAGGGATACTTTTCGAAAAGTGGGCAACTGGTACATGTTAGTTTTAGAATGGGATTCAAGTTTAACGCCTCTTTGTATGAAAATGCAGTGTATATAGGCAATATGCCATACAAGGCACGCGCAGATGAGTGGGGAGGCATATGCGCGATAAGTGGAGTTGATTCCACGCTCGGCATCACTCAATTTATGCTACAATCGAGTACGGGCGGCACATCATTTATGCTGGCTCGCAAAGAGGTCGCCGCAATCAAGTATGAAGATTTTAATAACCAGACGAATACTGACTTGGTTCGATACTTATATGGCTCAATATCATATATTATCGCAGCCAGTAAATGACAAGGAGGAGGTGATCAAGTGAACTGGATTGCAGCATATTTGCCCCAACTCATCTATTGGGCCGTGACAGGAGCATTAGCCGCAGTATGCGGAGCAATGGGGCGGCAAATCAATAAAGCAAGAAGGGGGGTGAATAATATGCCGACAGAAATCATAGTTGCACTGTTGAGCTTGCTAGGAACGGCTTGCGGCAGTATCGTGGGAATCATGACGTCAAACAAGCTGACAACCTATCGCATCGCACGGTTAGAGGAAAAAGTTGATAAACACAACCAGGTCATTGACCGCGTTTACAAAATCGAACAACGAAATGCCGTCATAGACGAGGATATCAAGGTAGCAAACCACAGGATTAGCGATCTGGAAAACAAGGTCGAAAAGAAAGAATAGGAGGAGGAAAGATTATGGATTTTGGATTTTTGGCTGAATACCTACAGCCGGAGACAATCGCCGTTGCGGTAGGGCTGTATGTGTTGGGAATGATCCTGAAAGGATCAAAAAAGGTGATGGACTGGATCATACCCTTTGTGTTGCTAGGGTTTGGCATCGTACTATGTATCGCAATCTATGTGATACAGACACCAGGTCCAGAGGCAATCATACAGGGGTTTTTGCAAGGCGTTTTTGCAACAGGCAGTGCGGTGTTGGTCAATCAGCTGTACAAGCAGGCACAAAAGGGGGAATAACATATGGCATATAAAATTTGTCTCGATGCGGGGCACTACGGACAGTACAACCAGTCTCCGGTGGTGCCAGAATACTACGAATCGGAGATGACCTGGAAACTCCATCTGCTACTCAAGGCTGAGTTGGAAAAGTACGGGTTCGAGGTCAAGACCACAAGAGCGGACCAGACAAAAGATATGGATGTGTACTATCGAGGATACGCGGCTCAAAACTGTGATCTATTTTTGAGTTTGCATAGCAACGCGGCAGACAGCGAGTCCGCAGACTATGTAGTAGCCTATCGCGCCTACGACAATAAAAACAACGCTGATACGCTAGGATTGGCACTCGCTCAAAAAGTGGCAGACATCATGGGGACAAAGCAAAATCCCCGAACCGCTACTCGCAAAAACAGCTCCGGCAATGAGTGGTATGGCGTGATGCGTGGTGCAAGAGCCGCAGGATGCAAACTGTATTACATCCTGGAGCACTCATTCCATACCAACGCAGCGGCCACACAATTTTTGATGCAAGACGCCAATCTGCAAAAACTAGCAGAGGCAGAGGCAGCAATAATCGCAAATTATTTTGGAGTAACGGCATCAGCAACCGAGTCAAAACCATCCGCATCCTCTCAAAAGCCGGCTGTATCCGGCCATATCGCAGATGTGCAGCGCTGGCTTAACAAAGAGTACGGCTTTGCCCTAGAGGTAGACAACAGCGCAGGGCCCTTGACCTGGACGGCGCTGCGAAAAGCCCTTCAAATGGAGATCAACCGGCAGAGCGGAGCAAGCCTAGAGATTGACGGGAGTATTGGCCCGAAGACAAAAACGGCGATCATCTACACAAAGCGCGGAACAAAAGGCAATATCACAAAGCTGGTTCAGGCGGCGCTGTATTGCAAGGGCTACGATCCAAATGGCCTAGACGGCAGCTTCGGGCCAGGTATGGAGGCCGCAGTGCGCAAGTATCAGGCGGATCATGGATTGACGGTAGATGGTATGGCTGGACGAGAGACGCAGGTTAGTTTGTTTAGATAAGGGGGGATACCATGCAAATAGCACGGGTATTTCCGCGGCGTACAAAGGCAACACCCGATGATGCCTTGGTCTTTACCGGCCCGCCTCCGAAAGACGGGCTACCCGATGTCGACGAAGTACATGTGTCGGTAGCCTTTACCTATGACCTGCCCAAAGCGTATGATTTAGCAGAACGCTGGGCTAAAACAGGCATTAATGTACGGATCGGCGGCCCGGCATTTGACTCCCCAGGCGGTGATTTTGTCCCAGGAAGATATCTTAAACAGGGCTACGTTGTCACATCTCGTGGTTGCCCAAACCGATGTCCTCATTGTGCTGTGCCCAAACGAGAAGGATACACGTTGCGGGAACTACCAATCACAGAAGGGTGGAATGTGCTGGACGACAATTTGTTAGCCTGCTCCGATGGACATATCCACGCAGTATTCGACATGTTAAAGCGCCAGCCGGAAAAACCAGTATTCACGGGTGGGCTGGAAGCCCGATTGTTGAAACCGTGGCATGTGGAGTTGATCCGTGCGGTCAAAACAAAACGTATGTATTTTGCCTATGACTCGCCTGGAGAATACGAACCCCTGGTAGCGGCAGGGCGTCTCTTGCGGGATGGGGGCATTACGCAGGCTTCCCATCGAGCGGCCTGCTACGTCCTGATCGGCTATAAAGGTGACACAATGGATGCAGCCGACAAACGTTTACGCGATACATGGGCGGCCGGATTTGTGCCATACGCTATGTTATACCGGGATCGCGATGGTATAGTAGATTCGGACTGGCGAAAATTTCAGCGCGTTTGGGTACGACCAGAAATTGTTTTAGCGCGACTCAAACAATCAGTATAAACAAAACAACAGCCCTCTGGGAGACCAGGGGGCTTATTTTATTCGGTGAACATATCAGCCTTTACAAACTAAAAGGGAGCCATTAGACTCCCTTGTTCGCTATCTATGGAGAGGCAGGTCAAAGACCATCTCTCACATGCTTTATTATATGTCCATTTTTTTGTCAATCGAAAATATTTACTACTTTTAGTGTTCGTCTATCTCGCCTTAATATACAGACCAATCACCATAGTATCCAAAGTCCCCAAAATCAATAGGGTCTAGCTCCTCCTCGATCCCATCCCGGCAGCCGCACCAGCCCCGAACAGCCACTACATTATCATCTGAATCAAGAATTGTAATGCTGCGTTGCGTGTAGGATGCGCTTTCGTCTGCAACTTCCATCGCCTCTTCAAGGCTGTCTGCATATCGATTGCCCGCTCCAGTGCCAAAATTGATGTAGTATCTCTCCATTGTTATATCCTCCTTTAAAAAATTTCGTAGTTTGTGATATCGTAATTGCGGTCTCTAATTTCATCTAAGATTGCTTCTGCGGTTTCTACGTCTACGTCGCCGTTCTCAAATACTTGATGCTGTCTATCATCCTCTGCGGAGATATGGACCTGATTGTTGTCTGTGTTTTCAAAGCTCATTGTTCCCGTGTACTCAATTTCATCGTGATCCCATTTGACGTTGATCGTTGTGTTCTCCATGTTGCATTCCTCCTGATATTTTATTTTGCTCCCTCATCTTGTAATCATATTATACATCAATCGGTCCGATTAGTCAAGAGGTTTTTTTGATTTTTTTAAAATTATTTTGTCGCTGTCAATCCCTAATAATATTTCGCGGTCCTCCGGGGTAATTCCTAGAGATTGCGCCCATGTGTTGGGAATGGTGACTCTATACGTTTTTGTCGTTTTTCCTGCGCCCCCACCGGCAGATGTGATGATTACTTTGCCCTTTCGAACTTCTTTCATTCTTTTTGTCCTCCTGTATAGGGTAGTCTTGACTCCCTGAGTTTTTGAGTCCAGCTAGCCCAGATATCTGGGTTGTGTGGATCGCCGTCAATCCATGCTATTATATCGCAAATCTCTGAATACGCAGTATAGGTAATGTATGCGGTTTTTTGGTTGTGTACATACTGGACGGATTTTGGGTTGACATGCGCGTTTGAATAAAGTATAGCCTCGATTTGATGTACAATATCGACGTTACCAAAAATTTTTAGGCACAATCCCCGGTACCGCCCATGCCTCGTCCGTCTCTGCGAATACGTCATGCATCCGTGAATCTCAATCCATGCTCGCAAAAAATCATGGTAGTCCACGAGCTCTGGAAGACGATGCTGATCCGCGCGCTGCCCATTCCATCCGGTAGTAGATGAGTTTTCGAGTCGGGTCTTGACGACATATTCCGTTTTCCCGGATGAGTGGTTTTGCGTATATACCATATTCCCGGTATAGTCGGCTATTCGATCGACATAAAATCTATCAACACAACGTATGACAAATCTTGATTCCATAACAGTGCCAATGCTCCAAACAATGCCGAGGTCGTAAGCGGACAGATGCCTAAAATCCAATGCGCTTGTATCCTTTTGCAGATATCCAAGGTATTGCGTCACAGTGCTTTTTGAAAGATTCATACGTTGCGCAATCTCATCTGGAGAGGATCCGGCGCAAAACAGTCGTTGCGCCTCTCGAACGGTTTGTCCACCAAACTCTATGCCATGAGTGGCGAGTATCTTTTGAACGGTTGTCATACTGCATCCACATGCTTTTGCCGTCCCATGGATACTTCTCAAGCGGGAATAAGTCTCTATAACAGCGTTGTCGCTAGGTCTCATTTTCCAATCACTTCCGCACCTTCAAGGATAATTTCGTCTTCATCGGCTCCATACTCAAAGTCTGTGCCCTTGATGATAATCGGGGTGCCCCAATAGTGATACTTAGACAATACACGCTCAATTTCTGCGTCAATGTCCTCGTTGCTGTCATCGTCTTCAATGTTCAGCCGGATGCAACATGTTCCGTCAAGTTCGATTGGATTCTCAGTGTCAAAGGATGAGCAATCATTTTCATAGTCCCAGTCAAAAGAGGGGCGGCACGCGTCTCCGATCTCATACTGTTCGTCTTCTGTCATCCAGCGGATACCGATGTATTCTACGTTAGCTCTTAGTTCATCATGATTGTATGTCATTTTATTTCCTCCCTTGATCAACTTTGTAATTAATATTATACACCAATCGGTCCGATTAGTCAAGGGGGAAATAAAATTTTTTATTTTTTTTAGGATGCATCTCCAAACGTGCCAGATATGCATTGATCCAGATACTCGCTGATCAACGTTTTTGCGTGTTGTATATAAATTCGATTCAGGCGGTAACTTATCTCATTTTTGTTCTTTTTTGACCTCATCCTAATGATGACCAGTTCATTGCATAGATCGTCAATACGCCTCAGCACTGACGATCTGGACGTATGTACAATATCGCACAGCTGTGATGCCGTCATATCCTTTTTGCATAGTTGAGTGATGATATCAGTGCTCAATCCATCTCCTATGACATCCAACGCGCTTCTTGCAGTCATATAACTATAGTCAATTGATTCGCTCAGCGCCGCAATGCAATCATACCCTAATATATAGGCATAAATATTTTGTACGGGTTCGCCCTGTCTCATGACTAGGCGCTTGTTTATCATGGCTACAGAAAATGTAAATAGCTCTGCGCGGTCTGTGCCGGAACAGATTTTTTTCAAAATGGCCTCATTTTTGATTTTGACAAAATCTTTCGCGACATCGTATCTTTCTATGTGATTATTTTGGTACGCCTCTATGTATGGTTCCAAACGGTCAAAATACTCTATGAGACTGTCAACCATACTATCAAAATGATAAAACAGGCTTTGAAAGTCGGTAATGCGCACTCGCGGGACAAGCAGCGCCAGCGCATGACTGATGCTCTCGCTATCGCCATCGATAACGCTGTCAATAGATATTTGATCGCCAAAATCGGACAAGTAGTAAGTATATATGTATCGCCTAAACTCGACCGAGTTCTTTAGTCTCGCAAAGTATGTTTCTGGCGTGTCGCTAAAAAAATCAAATTCTGCGTCAAAATAATCCGACATTACAGACGCTCTCCCCATATACAGACAAAATAGCGGATATAGTTTAGGAGGTGGAGCAATGTGCCCGCATAACTCATAGACGGCCTCATAATCGTTAAAAAATTCGCTTGTCATTCCCACCGCCTGAAACTTTCGCAGGACTGCCTCCCTGTCAAAAAATATGATCGAGTATGTAATCATGTCGTAAAAAATACCTGGCGTTTTTCTTATATTCATTCTTGATCCCTCCTGTTTCATTATCATGGATGTCTCTGCGAAAATCAACCGGGAATCGATGGAAAAACCGTCCATGATGGACGGCTGCGCGCTTTAGTTTTGCATATTTGAGCCTATGTATTATACTGATTTGGTAGTCACACGCTAGTGACAAATTGTTCTACGTGCCGCTGTTTATGCGGGTTTTACGAAGTATAAATTAATAAGCTGTTAATATTTATGTGAATAAAAATTACATAAATTGTTTAAATAAAGGACTTTGAGGCAAACAAATTCAATCTAAAATAATAAAAAATAATGCCTACTAGCGACAAATTAGTAACAGAAGCCATCAATCGCGTCAAGCAAATTTTGCAAATTTTTGTGAATATACACTTGTTCATCGATATCCTTCCCAGCGTGACCTACAATCGCCTGCAAAACTGTTCGAGGCATTCCCAATTCATCCGCACGGCTGATGAATGTGTGGCGACAATCGTGGGGCAAATGCTCAACGCCAATTACGGCCATCAGCGCATTAAATTGTTTACGAATAGTTTGTTGGGAAAAGCCGCATAAAACTGGTTCGTCCCTATCAAGGAGACGTTGTATGCAATCTGTGATCTCGAAATGAATCGGAATGACGCGATTTTTTCCAGCGGCAGTTTTATTCCCGCCGATCATATATCGCTCGTCAAGATGGACATTCTCGCGCTTCATGGTCCGAACCTCATCGATGCGCATCCCGGTGTATAGCATGATCAAGGTATAGTCCGCAGCTAATTCCCCACGATGCGATTCAAGCAATGCAATTTCATCTGCCGTAAAATTTTTGCGCTTACTTTTCGTATCCTGTTTGGTCAGCACAATGCCTTTTGAATAGTCTTTGTCTGTGATATCATACAGGTTGGCATATTCGTACATTTGCCCTATCAAGAGACGTATATTTTCCTGCGTTGCTCGTCCATGACTACAATTGTCAAGCACAGCCTGTAAATGCAATAGATTGATATTCACGAATTTCAAATTGTGCAGTGCCTCGCAATGGTGATAGGCCGCTCTGTACGCGCCGACGCCACTCTTCGAAAGCTTTTTCCCATTTTTGGTCTCACTAAATTTTTTCTTTGACCACATATCATATACATCTGCAAAGGTCAAAGACGCCTTTTCGAGATCGTATGGATTACGATTGTAGTCAACTAGTGCCTCGTATCCCTCCATCCATGTTTCAAAGTACCCTATAGTCCGATAGATAGGATAGCCTGTATTTGTGTCAAATCCTACTGTTTTCCGGGCCATAAAGGGTTTTCTGCGGTTGCCTGACAACGTGACGATGCTCCCAAATCCATTGGGAAGACGTGGTACGTTTCGTGGTCGCTTTGCTTTTTTGGTTTTTAATGCTGGTGCCATAAAAAAAAATCACTCCAATCTGCTAAAATTTGGTTGCAAACCAGAGCGCGCAATGATATAATGAAATTGTCACGATCAAAGCGGCCTTCCGGTCTGCTTGCCCGCCTCCTGATGGCGCAGGGGCGGATTTTTATTTATGCTTTATACCCCCCCCCATGGGTGGTATCATCCGCGTCAATTTTTGAACTTTTGCGCGATTTTTTTGCATAGTCATTGACAACGCAAAAAAATAGACAAAATAGCATAAATACAGGGATCCCCCATTTCTGACATTAATTGACAGTATGCATAAAATGCTAACATGTTACTCAAATTTGAAATTATTAGTCATGACTAAGGGAGTTTTTGCGCGATAAACCATTTTGTGGATTTGACCACCTCCATTATCCGTGATACCATGTTGGTAGTAAATAAATTAGGACTTGCATTTTAGATGAGTATCGTGTATGATGAAGAAAGAAAGAAGGATATCGGCGAAGTCGTATCAGTTCTACTGAATCTAAACGACTACAACCGGCAACTAATGCTGTATGGCGCACAGCTTTTGGAAAAGTCAGAACAGATGAGCAAGATTCAGGAACAATCAGAAAACAAAAGCGCATAAAAGGAGGAAATCACAATGAGAAACAAACGGAAACACATATGGGCCTATTTGGACGGCAAAAAGTTGGTCGAAGTGATTCAAGCGGCATTAGACAATAACATGTCAGTGGGCGACATGAAGCAACTCTTGATTGATGAGAATCCGGGCCACGAAGTAACATTTAAGGTTGCATGAAGGGCAGAGCATAGAAAAAGCCCTCCGAAGGGCAGTGGGGAGAATGAAAAATGGATGAACTAATAAAGATCAATTACGAAAAATGACCGGCCCACAGTATCGGCAAGAGAACTACATGAATTTTGGAGGTTGGAACGCCGTTTGATAAATGGTTCCCGAGAATGTGCGAGTATGGATTCTCCGATGGAGTTGACTATTCGACATTTTTGTCGGATAGGTCTGACGGGCTACCAGGCAGACCGAGAATAGACGCCCAGTTAACCGTTGAGATGGCAAAAGAAATCGCTATGCTTCAGCGGAACGATAAAGGCAAGATCGCGCGGCAGTATTTCATTCAATTGGAAAAAGATTGGAACAGTCCCGAGAAGGTCATGGCCCGAGCACTGAGGATCGCAGAAAAAACAATTATCCGCTTAACCGATGAGAACGCTCAACAAAAACAGATCATAGCGGAATACAGCCCCAAAGCGAGCTATTATGATGTCGTACTACAGACGCCGGATGCACTGTCTACCAGCCAGATCGCCAAGGACTACGGTAAATCTGCAAAATGGTTAAATCAGTATCTACATGCCCGTGGGGTGCAGTATAACCAGGGAGGTGTGTGGCTACTGTACCAGAAACATGCAGAGCAGGGCTACACACGATCTAAAACACATGTGTACTGTGGTGACGATGGCCAGCAACATAGCAAACTCCACACATACTGGACGCAAAAGGGGCGGCTGTTTATTTATGACTTACTCAAATCAGATGGAATATTCCCGCTGATGGAGCTTGATGATCAACCAGCATAGAAAAAGGCCCTCCGAAGAGGGTGGGAATCAATGTCTTGCTGGATCGTCAGAACGACCAACGAGGTAATCAAGGCTGACATCAAAGTAGTCGGCTAGGGCGATGAGAATATCAAACGCGGGCTTTCGGCGTCGGGATTCGTAATGCTGAATAGCCAGTTCACTCAAATGCATTTCTACCGCAAGTTGTTTCTGAGTCAGATTTTTTGATTTTCGGAGCAGTACTAAGCGTTCAGAAAAAAACATGACAATACCTCCCAAAATTTTAAATAGGGTATTGACACATACAGATGTTAGTGTTATTATAACATCATAACACATACAAATGTTAGTGCTAAATCCAGAAAGAGAGGAGCACATGAATATGGAATTACGGGCGGCCCGCGAGCAGTCCGGTAAGACACAGGCGCAGGTAGCAAAGGAAGCCAAAGTGTCCGAAGTAGCATATCAGCTATACGAGTACGACAAACGGGAACCCGGTGTACGGACGGCAATCCGCATAGCGCGGGCACTGGACAGCACAGTGGAAGACCTATTCGGGGCGGCAACCCCGACAAAGGAAGAATAACACAATGGACGGAAAACGTCAAGCCAAAACAAAATCGCATAAAGGAGGTGACACAATGAAACTGATCATAGAAGGAAGCGGAAAAGAAATAGCCGACCTTGTACAGGAGACACAAAATCGGCCAAAGAGTTTCAATGCAATTATCGTTGACAATAAAATCCTCATTCGAGAACCGTATCAGCGAAACTATCGCGTTGTGGGCAAAGTTCGAGAGGATCAACGCTTGAAGCAAGATAAAAATTCAAGGAGGAAGAAACAAGAAAGGAAATGAAGAACCAATGAAAATCGACAAAGAATTTCAAGGGTTAATCCCGTCTCTGACGGAAGATGAATACCAGCAATTGGAAGCAAACATCATTGCCGATGGATGCCGAGACGCGCTAGTGACGTGGAATGGAATCCTGATTGATGGCCACAACCGATATCGGATATGCCAAGAAAATGATATCCCGTTTGCAACGATATCAAAGGATTTTCCGGACCGAGAAGCTGTCATCGAATGGATTATCCGAAATCAGTTTGGACGGCGGAATCTGACACCGTTTCAACGGGCGGAGTTGGCGCTAAAGCTGAAACCGGTAGTGGAGAGGAAGGCGAAAGAAAGACAAGAAAATACCCATCTTGTAGGACCTGGAATCCAAAAGAAAAATATGGTGGTGCAGAAATCTGCACAACCATCAAAGTCCCGCGACGAGCTAGCCGCTATGGCCGGAATCTCCCATGATACGCTTAAGCGTGCGGAAACAATCATGAAAAAAGGCACGCCAGAGCAAGTCCAGCGGGCAAGGGAAGGAGGAAATGGAAACAGAATAGGTACAATCTACAATGAAATTGTTACAGGGGGGATTGAGACGCAAGTTTGCTCATCATGTGGAAAAGAACTGCCGATCAAAGAGTTTTACGCCAACAAAAAGCAATGCAAGACATCCTATCGGGGCACGATATCGCAAAAGCCATGGCGGATTTGGATATGGAGGTTGCGAGATATGACACACCATGACCGCATCAAAGCTATCATCTGGACACCAGCGGCAATCACAGTCGCCCTGGTCGCTGCATACTGGTGCGGGACAGACCGTGTGGGCTGGATGGGGTTGGTCCTGTGCGGCGTGGTGGCAGCAATATGCGGAGTAGTAGAATGGGTTATAGAGAGGAGGTGACCAAGATGCTATCAACCAGACGACCATCAAAAGCAATCCAGATAGCAGCCAAGTTGGTACAAAGGATCAGGGCTGAGTGCCCCAATACGGGCTGCGCAGAGTGCCATTTTTACAACCGGGACCGCCGGGAGTGTATGTTTGCAAAGCAGCCCTACGAGTGGGACATACCGACGGATTTGCTCAAAAAAATAGAGCCGTAGAGGCCCCAAAAATCATCCAACCTAACTATATCACAAAAAAGGAGATTTTGCAATGGTAGAAATTAAAATCATCACGGACACAATGCAGGAAGCGTTAGCAGAAATGTCAAAATTTAAAGAGCCAGCAGAGACCGTCACAGAAAAGCCGATAGAGATAACCACAGTTGAAGTGCCAGAAGTCGAGACATCAGAAGAAAAAGTTACAGAGGAAACCAAATACAGCCTAGCCGAGGTTCGCGGCACTCTAGCTGCCTTGACTAAGGCCGGCAAGCGTCAGCAGGTGCAAGACCTCATCAGGAGTTTTGGGGTGACAAAACTGCCAGAAATCCCTGAGGATAAATATGCAGAGGTCATGCAAAAGGCGGGTGAAATTTGATGCCTCATGCACTACTGTCCGCAAGTGGAGCAAAACGATGGATGATGTGTCCTCCATCAGCACTCTTAGAGTCTCAGGCGAAAGATACGGAGAGCGTGTATGCAGCGGAAGGCACTCTTGCCCACAGTTTAGCGGAGCTGATGCTGCGATATAACAACAACGAGATGACAAAAAGGACATTTACAACTCGTTTCGGCAAGCTCAAGCAGGACCCATTGTATAGCCAAGAAATGCAAGACCACATCGAAAACTATGCCACACAGGTATGGGAGATCGCCAACGAAACACGAATGACCAACCCTGATGCACTAGTACTGTTTGAACAGTGTCTTGACTTTTCTGAGTACGTGCCAGAAGGGTTTGGCACAGGGGACGTAGTAATTGTAGCCGATGATACCGTCCATATTATTGACCTCAAATATGGCAAGGGTGTCGGTGTTGTAGCGCAGAACAATCCACAGACAAGGCTATATGGGCTAGGCGCCTATCTAGAGTACTCTATGTTATATAACATTGACCATATCCGTATGACCATCATCCAACCACGACTGGAAAATACTACGACGGAAGAAATGTCAGTGGACGAGCTGCTAGCCTGGGCAGAATCAGAGGTCAGACCAAAGGCCCAACTTGCGTTGACAGGCGAGGGCGAGTTTGCCGTGGGGGATCATTGCCAATTTTGCAAAGTCCGTGCAACCTGCCGCAAACGAGCCGAGCATAACTTAGAACTGGCAAAATTTGAATTTGCGGACCCCGCGTTGTTATCCAACCTGGAGATTGGCGGAATTTTAGGGCAGGCCAATGCGCTAGCCCACTGGGTCAAGGACGTCACAGACTATGCTCTCGCAGAGGCGCTAAAGGGTACAAAATATGTCGGCTGGAAGCTAGTCGAAGGCCAAAGCCGGAGAAAATATGCGGATCAAACAAAAATCGCGGACGTGCTATCTAAAGATGGATGGACAAGGGAGGCTATCTACAAGCCGGAAGAGCTGATTGGTATCAACGATATGACGAGATTGCTAGGCAAGAAAAAATTTGATGAACTTTTGGGAGAGTACGTCATAAAACCCACAGGAGCGCCAACGTTAGCACCCGAATCCGACAGCCGGCCAGAACTAGGTTCCACATCATCAGCAAAAAAAGATTTTACAATTGAAATCATAGAATAGGAGAGATAATCATGAGCACAAAAGTTATCACAGGAAAAGTACGATTCAGCTATGTCAATATTTTTAAGAGTCGGGCATTTCAACCTGGTCAAGAGGAAAAGTTTTCGATTTGCCTACTAATACCCAAAAAAGACAAGAAAACGATACAAGCGATCAAAGACGCAATAGATGTTGCAATACAAGAGGGAATCGCGGAAAAGTGGGGTGGCAAAAAGCCGGCAAACCTAAAACTCCCATTGCGTGACGGCGATGAAGAAAGAGCCGAAGAGGCAGAAGAGTACGAGGGTATGTACTTCCTAAACGCCAACAGCAACCAAAAGCCTGGAATTATTGACAGGTACAAGAATGAAATTTTGGACCCAACAGAGGTTTATTCGGGATGCTGGGGGCGCGCGTCAATCAACTTTTTCCCTTTCAACAGCAATGGAAATAAAGGCGTGGCTGTCGGGCTCAACAACATACAAAAACTGGACGACGATGAGCCATTAGGTGGAGTCAGGGCTTCCGCAGAATCCGATTTTGACGATGAGTATGAAGATGATGACATGCTGGGGTGAGCTATATGACACTCAGTATAGATCTGGAGACCTATTCCAGCGTTGACATCAAAGAATCAGGGGTATACGCCTATTCGGCGTCCCCTGACTTTGAAATCTTACTAATCGGTTATAAGCTCGACAACCGGGACGTACAAATCATTGATTTAACTAGCGGAGAAGAACAACCAGAATTCTGGAAGGCGTTGTACGATCCGGCTGTAATCAAAACGGCATACAACGCCAACTTCGAGAGGACCTGTCTTGCGGCCTGGACAAAACGACCGATGCCACCAGAAGAGTGGCGGTGTACAGCCGTTCGCGCCGCGACACTAGGGCTGCCTAGTACGCTAGGAGGTGTTGGCGCAGCTCTCGGGCTACCGGAAGATCAGCAAAAAAATGCCATCGGAAAACAGCTGATCAACTATTTTTGCAAACCCTGTAAGCCGACCAAAACAAATGGAGGGCGGACACGGAATCTGCCGGAGCACGCGCCAGAAAAATGGGCGCAATTTGTCGAATACAATCGACAAGACGTTGTTGCAGAGGCGGCAATACTGGACAAACTGCGGGTTTACCCCATCCCGGACACAGAGCAAAAACTGTGGGAGCTAGACCAAAAAATGAATGATCGTGGTATCGCATTAGATATGGATTTGGCCGAAAAAATCATCCGGTTTGAACCACAGTATCGTAGCCGATTGACGGCGGAAGCGGTACAGATTACTGGTCTGGAGAACCCAAACAGTCTGACTCAGCTAAAAGAATGGTATCAGCAAACTTACGGAATACCAATCACAAGTCTGACCAAGGACACGATCCCGGAGATACGCGAGCAACTACCAACGGGGTCCGGACGAAGAATGCTAGAAATCCGGTCCGAACTAGGGAAAACCAGCGTCAAAAAATATCAGGCAATGCAAAACGCTGTCTGCCCGGATGGACGTTTGCGCGGCATCCTCCAATTCTATGGGGCAAACCGTACTGGGCGCTGGGCCGGGCGTATTGTACAAGTCCACAATCTTCCGCAAAACAAAATACCAGATTTAGAGCTGACCCGAGAGCTAGTCAAAGACGAAGATTTTGATACGCTGGAAATGCTGTTTGGTGGGCTGCCCTATGTTTTTTCGCAGCTGGTGCGGACCGCATTTGTGCCGTCTCCTGGTTGTCGATTCGTCGTATCAGACTTCTCCGCCATCGAGGCCCGTGTCATTGCGTGGCTAGCGGATGAGGATTGGCGGCTGAAAGTTTTTCGTACGCATGGAAAAATCTATGAAGCGTCAGCGGCCCAGATGTTCCACGTCCCTCTTGATCAAGTTAAAAAAGGCAGCAAGCTGCGTCAACAAGGTAAGATAGCGGAGTTAGCGCTCGGTTATGGCGGAGGCTTTGGCGCGATTAAAGCCATGGACAAAGCGGGAGCAATCCCTGACGATGAAATCCCAATGATCATCACAAATTGGCGCAAGGCGAGCCCCAAAATCTGCAAATTTTGGTATAATGCCGAAGCGGCTGCAAAAACTGCAATCGAGGAGCACCGCACCGTCAAACTCAAACACGGCCTAAGCTTTTCCTACGCCAATAAAATTTTATTTATAGGGCTACCATCTGGGCGCAAACTTGCTTATTATGACGCCCGAATAGAAGAAAACAAAAAAGGCAAGGAAGCCATTACCTACTCAGGCGTGGAGCAAGATACAAAGCACTGGGGCAGATTGGAAACCTGGGGTGGAAAACTAGTTGAGAATATTGTGCAGGCGGTTGCGAGAGACTGCCTAGCGGAAACCATGAAACGAGTGTCAGCCGCAGGATATCAAATTGTAATGCACGTTCACGATGAAATCATTGTTGACGCACCAAAGGAGGATACATCCGCGCTAGATACGATCACGGCGATGATGGCTGAACCAATCCTCTGGGCACCAGACTTACCTTTACGGGGGGACGGATTCGAAACGAATTTTTATCGAAAGGATTGATGCAAATGGACGTTGCCAGGCTATCAGATCACAAGCTGGATGTCAAGTACGATGGTAGTCTACAGCTTGCAATTGGGCGCAGCCGACGAGAGACGGAATGGAAGAATCAATCCTGGTCCTGGTCCCGACTGCTAAAACGCCTGACGCAACCTACCCAAACGGCAGAGACACTGGCAGAATATGACAAAATGTCCAAAGACGATCAAGACAAAATCAAAGATGTAGGCGGTTTTGTCGGTGGAAGTCTTAGAGACGGACGCCGACGAGCTGACACGGTGCTCAGCCGCAAGCTGATCACCCTAGATGCTGACTTTGCGCCTCCTGAATTGACTGATGATTTGACAATCCAGATGAACTGTGCTTACGCAGTATACTCGACTCATAAGCACACGCCAGCAAAACCCAGATTCCGTCTCCTGATACCTCTGGATCGCCCAGTGACGCCGGATGAATACGAGGCAATCGCCCGAAAGTTGGCAGACGATATTGGCATCGATTACTTTGACGACACCACCTACCAACCCGCACGGCTGATGTATTGGCCATCCGTGGCCCAGGACGGAGACTATGTATTTACCTACGAAGATCAACCCTGGCTACAGGCAGATGCAGTTCTTGCCAAATACCCGGACTGGACGGATACAAGCTTTTGGCCGGAAAGCAGCCGAACCAAAGAACAGCGAATAAAAATTGCGAAAAAGCAGGGTGATCCCCGCGAAAAAAGTGGCTTGATTGGGGCATTTTGCCGGGCATATTCGATCGAAGACGCTATCGCATCCTTTTTACCGGAGGTCTATATCCCGTGCACGATTCCGGGGCGCTACACGTATGCAGAAGGCTCCACAGCAGCAGGTTTGGTTTTGTATGAGGACGGCAAATTTGCATATAGCAATCATGCAACAGACCCAGTTAGCGGTAAATTGTGCAATGCCTTTGACCTAGTACGCATCCACAAGTTTGGGACGCTGGATGAGGACATAGATGCGCCTACAACAAAACTGCCATCATACAAGGCTATGATCGAGCTGGCGCGGGAAGATGACCAAACCAAACAGGAGCTGGCGCAAGCCAAGCGAGCGGAAGCCGCAGAGGATTTCGCCGAGGCCGAGTGGGTCAATCATCTAACCTACGACAAAAGAGGTCAGATGGAAACCAGCCTGTCCAACGTAGTGTTAATCATGCAATATGATCCTGGGCTCAAGGGGATAGTGTACAATCAGATGGCAGGCAATCTGGAAATCATCAGTGCAATTCCCTGGGCTCATCCAGGGGGATTTTGGAGAGACGCGGATGACGCACAGTTAGAAGTCTTTTTGTCATCGCACTATGCCGAGTTTCCAAAGGCCAGAATCATGACAGCCGTAACAAAGGTAGCGGATGACCGGTCCTATCATCCAGTGCGAGAGTACCTGGATACCTTGCCAGAATGGGATGGGACTGAGAGAGTTGACACATTGTTGATTGACTATCTGAGCGCCGAAGACTCGGCATATACAAGGGCAGTCACGCGAAAAACATTGTGCGCCGCGATTGCACGAGTGCGCCATCCAGGCTGTAAATTTGACACGATTCTAGTCCTCTGTGGGCCGCAAGGAATCGGGAAAAGCACTTTAGTAGCAAAGCTAGGCGGGGAATGGTTTTCTGACGCAATTAGCCTCGCTGATACGCGAGATAAGACGGCAGCTGAGAAGGTACAAGGAAACTGGATCATCGAATTGGGTGAACTGGCCGGCCTGCGCAAGGCCGACGAACGGGATTTGAAAAGCTTTATCACGCGTCAAGACGACAAGTATCGGGCCAGCTACGGCCGTCGAGTAGAATCTCATCCGAGGCAGAGCATTTTCATCGGAACGACTAACGAAACAGAAGGATATCTGAATGATACAACAGGCGGACGCCGTTTTTGGCCGGTCAATACGCCGTGTGTAGGGCATAAAAAAGTCTGGGATATGACGCAAGCTACGGTTGACCAGATTTGGGCAGAGGCGAAGTACCGGTACGACGTAGAAGGGGAAAAATTAATACTATCGGATGACGTACAAAGCGTAGCTGCAAAACAACAGCAAAACGCTACGCAAAACGATCCGAGAGCGGGCATGGTACAGGAATATCTTGACAAACTTTTACCCGCTAATTGGTCTGATCTGAGTATCTATGATCGGCGAGTATACCTGTATGGGAATGATCTGGGGGAAGCCCCACAAATCGGCACAGAACTGCGTCAGTATGTCTGCTACCAAGAGATTTGGTGTGAGTGTTTCAAACGACCATTAGAAACCATGGAAGCAAAAGACGCATACGCAATCCGGCGAATCATGTCAAAGATAGAGGGATGGGATCAAACCCAAAAACGGATACGAATACCGCCCTACGGACAACAGCGAGTCTACGAAAGGGTGTGACACGACCTATTGACAACCCCTATGACAACCCTGTGACAAGTTTTTAGATTTAAAAGCTGTCACAGGGCTGTGACAACCTGAAAAATAGTTGTCACAGGGTAATTACGGGGTTGTCACAAGGTTGTCACACTGATAAATAGAAGGCTAGAGCCTATTTGTGACAACTGTGACAACTATTTATCTAAGGACTTTAAAAAGTAAGGTTTTACACAGATAATAGTGTTAAAACACGCATATATACTCATATACGCGCGCGCGCGCGCGCGCGTGTCACACATGGGAGGTAAAAGATGCTAGAGAAAGATATTGAGTCCTGGCTAGGGAAGCAGGTTGAATCTCTAGGTGGGTTGAATTTAAAATTTATTTCCCCGGGGAACCCTGGTGTACCAGATCGAATTTATATTTTCCAGGGGGGTCAAGTTTGGTTTGTAGAACTCAAGCAGGAATTGGGTCGGCTAGCCAATATCCAAAAGTGGCAAAGGGAGCGACTGATAAAGCTCGGATGTAACTATCGTTTAGTACGTGGCATGGCAGATGCTAAGGTCTTTGCGGAGGGGGTGCAGCATGATATATTATCCCCATAGCTATCAGCTGTATGCAAAAGATAGGATCATTGATCTCAAAGCATGTGGGCTATTTTTGGAGCCTGGCCTCGGAAAAACATCGATTGCGTTGACAGCAATTAACGAATTGATTTATGAAAGGTTTGAGGTATCCAAAGTCCTAGTCATCGCCCCAAAACGCGTAGCGGAGGACACCTGGACGTCGGAAGCTGAAAAATGGGACCACCTGCAACACTTACGGATATCAAAGGTTTTGGGGTCGGCTTCCCAGCGAATTGACGCGTTAAAAATGGATGCCGACATTTATGTGATGAACCGAGAAAATGTCTGTTGGCTGATCGAGTATCTGGGGAAAAACTGGGATTTTGATATGTTAGTGGTCGATGAATTATCATCGTTTAAATCCAACCAGGCAAAACGTTTCAGAGCCCTTCGCAGGGTTCGGCCATTGGTATCCCGTTTTGTTGGTTTAACCGGAACGCCTGCGCCTAATGGATTGATGGACCTTTGGCCGGAAGTATACCTGATTGACATGGGGGAGCGCTTAGGTAAGACGATTTCTGGGTACAGGGAGCGATACTTTTATCCTGCAAAAAGTAACGGATACGCAGTTTATAGCTGGGAACCAAAGCCTGGAGCTCAAGAGGTGATTCACCAAAAAATATCTGACGTCTGTATATCCATGCGAGCTGGGGACTATCTGGGTCTGCGCGAGCCGATTATCCGGGATGTCAAAATCCGACTCAGCCCTGATGAGGTGCAATTATACAAACGTCTTGAAAGAGAGAAGCTGTTGTCGATTGGTGAATCAGAAATTACGGCCTTTACCGCGGCCTCCGTCTGGGGCAAGCTCTTGCAGATGGCAAATGGAGCTGTTTACGACAAGGGTGGTGATGTGGTTGAAATCCATCAAAAAAAGTTGGAGGCGTTGGAGGATATCGTTGAAGAGGCTAATGGCAGTCCTGTTATGGTGGTGTACAATTACAAGCATGACTATGACCGTCTAATGCGTCGGTTTGCGGCATACAGGCCCCGAACGTTACAAGGGCAACAGGATATCCGAGATTGGAATGCGGAGAAAATACCATTGCTGCTAGCGCAGCCGGCCAGTATGGGTCATGGCCTAAATATTCAGGACGGGGGGCACATTATTGTATGGTTCGGGCTTAATCCTAGTTTGGAATTATACCAACAAACCAATGACCGATTGCAGCGACAGGGACAAAAGGCGCTTGTGATTATCATCCGGCTGATCTGCGAGGGTACAGTGGATGAAGATGTGATTCAAAAGCTTAGTGCTAAAGACGCAAACCAGTTGAGCTTGCTGGAAGCAGTCAAGGCGAGAATACGGAGGGTAAAAGATGACAACGGAACAGTTTGAACAAATTATAGGGAGCCAGTTAGAGCATTGTCGATTGGTACTTTGTCAAAAAGCAGAGGAGTATGCTACAGTGGATCGGCTGCATAATTTTCGTATAGCGGCATTGCTGGAGGGGATTCTGGATCGGCAAGCATTGGCGGGTATGATGGCAAAACATACGGTTAGCATATACGATATGTGCATGAGTGGTCTGGAGTATCCGCTAGAACTATGGTTGGAGAAGATTACCGATCATATCAACTACCTACTGCTTTTATGGGCAATGTGCAATGATTAGGCAAGGGATATTACCTGCAAGAGTGCCTTAAATTTGACCGAGAAGGTGGTTCTAACGCAAAGTAGGTAATAAAATATAGTGGTCAAGGGAAAAAACGATTCTAGGGCAAATATGGAGGTCAAAATGGGTAAACGAGTCAGCCGCGCCTACGTTCGCAAATACACCGCAGATAAAATTGAGGATGACCGGCGCAAGGGTAAGCTCGATCCGGAGGCGGCGCGATACGGGCGAGAGGCATATAGGCGATACAAAAAACGGGAGGCGGGCAAATGAGTAGTATCTTATGTTTTGTTGGTGGCGTGATATTGGGATTTATGGTGGCAGCGTTGTTGAGTGCAAATGGAGGGGATTAGGGTGACAAAAAGAGACCTGCAACAATACCGGGCATTGTGTGATGAGGCAAACACGATCAAGGCCGAGATAGAGCGATTGCAAACGTCTGTCCAAAGTCCGAGATTGACGGGGATGCCGCATGGCGGCGGTGATCCGGATCGTGTAGGATCGCTCGTGGCAAAAAAGGTTGACCTAGAAAACCGGCTGATGGATAGGGTGGAGCGGCTGTATGAGCTGCGAAACAAGATCGAGGATGCCATGGAGCGATTGAGTCCGGATCAACGTCTATTACTGCGGTATCGGTATATCGAGGGGATGACCTGGGAGAGTGTCTGTGTCAAGATGCATTATTCCTGGAAGCAGATACACAGGATTCATGCAAAAATTTTGCGAATCCTCGAAGATGACACACAATGACACACTATTTTGTGCTATGATGGTAACATCAAAAAACTAGGTACTGCCGGAGCGTGTCCGTGATAGTGGCGGACATAAATTTGAAAAGGAGAATTGTCATGAATGAGCAAATTGAGAGGGCTTTCACGTATCATGCGCCCAAAGCCGGACAGCCGGAACAATACACCAAATTGAGAGAGACGGCAAAGGTTATGGCCTATCTTATCGAGGAGTTGTGTCCGAATAGCTGCGAAAAGGATTTGGCTATGACCAGGCTTGAAGAGAGTGTTATGTGGGCTAATGCATCGATTGCGCGCAACTAAAGCATACTATTAGGCCGTCCAGCAATGGGCGGCTGTTTTGTGAAAAAAAAGAACGCCTTTTAGGCGTCCTCTTCCATCCCTGCCAGCTGATCCAGCGATACATCTAGCGCCCTAGCTAGTTTTACGGCAATAGATAACATACAGTCCCCGCGCTTTTCGATATCCTGAATAGTGCGGCGGGGAACGCCAGATAGTTCCACAAGTTTCGGGACAGATAGTCCCTTTTCAAGCCTGATCTCTCGTAGTTTCATGGCGGCTCTTCCTTTCGACGATAAGATTCAAAATTAGGCAAACCGCAAGGAGAGCAATATTAATCCAGCCCAACGCACCGTTTGGCCAACCATCAATAAGGTGGAGGACGACGAGCGCGATTAGAATAATGGTAATAAAGTTTCTCTTCATTTTTTGCGGTCAATGTGGTATACTATAGTCGCTCCCCCCGAAGGGGAGAAGAGGGGAATTACTTCCCCTTCTTCTTGGACTTGGCTTTCCGCTTTAGGAGCTTCTTTATCAGTGTGATGGCTGTGAGGCTCAGGACTGCGGTTTCGGCCAGGTCCTTTATGATGGCGACTATATCTTGCCAGTGCATTGACCATTCCTCCTTTCTTTTTAAGATGTATATAGTATAGCACGTTATTACGTGCTTGTCAATACCTTTTTTGCAAAATAATCCAAAAAATTTTTAGGGCCTTCTGAGGGTCCTTTTTTGATGCTCGCAA